GGCTGCGATGCCGGGGCCGCCGATGCGGTCAATGGTCGCCTGCTTTTCCTTCTCGATTGTGATGGCCTGCAGCAAGTTCTTGCGCTCTTGGTCAAGCGCAAGCTGCTCTTGTGCAATCGCCTGTTGCGCAAGCGTCTTATCTTCTGCCTCCGCGTACAGCTTAATGTGCGTGGCCGTCATCGCAACGCGGTCTGATTCATACTTCGCATTGACGGCTTGTGCTCTTGCCGACGCATCCAACTCGCGCGTCGACGCCTGCAGTGAATCAACAGCGCGCGCATCGCCCTTTGCGCGTGCGTCCTCGAGTTGCTTCTGCAACCCAACGCGAGCGATGTCCAAGCCGGCGCTGATTTTCACACCGGCAAGCGTATCGCCTGACAACTTGGCGCGCGCGGCTGCACGGTCAAACGCCGACATTGTGATTGCGATGTTGGCTTCTGTCTCTTGAATGTGCTTGTTGAGCAGGGAGAACGCGCCGACAGCGACGGCGATGCCGCCCATCAATGCGCCGCGCGACAGCATGTCTCCCAGGTCGCCAAATGCATCCAGCGCACCGACGGCCTTTGAGTTGGTTGCACCAAGCGCATCGCCAACGGAACCAAGTGCGCGCTTTGCGGCCGATGCTTTGGAGTCGAAGTCTCCAAAGCCCTTGGTCAGCTTACCGCCAAGTGATTGCGCTTTGTCGCCTGTGCGGTCGACAGCATCGCCGACTTGCTTGACGCCGTTGACGGCTTGCGCGCCGTCAAATGTAACTCGCATTTCGACAACTGAATCAACCACAGCTCACCTACTTCTGGCGTGATGCAGACCGTTGCCGTTCCATCTCTTGCTCGTGTCGCCACGCTTGCGCCGACGACGTCAATTGCAGGCAATCTATCAGAGAACCGGTCATCTGTTCAAGCGATGCGAGACCTGGTGATTCACCAACCAAACGCACTACGCGAAACACATCTACAATCCACGGCTCGTCGAGAACATGTCGCTTTGGGCACTTGTCGTCTGTCTGCACAAACGCGCCGTCGGGGTACTTGCGCTCAACACCGCCGTGACATCCAAGCACCTTGCGACGACCGCTCGGGCACTTGTCGCAATTGTAAATGCTCAAATCGGCGGCGGCGGCAATCCAAAGCGAACGGCTTTTTTTGCGGACAAACCCTGTGCGTGCATTGCGACATCCGACAACAGCGACAAAACGCCCGCGCTCTGCAAGATTGCAGCCGCCTCGACGGGCAACTTGTCGCTTGGCCCAAGGCAAGACCACGACAGCGTCTTGATGTTGTCGCCATCCCACTCGCTAAGGCCGTCGACGTGTGCGACAGCGCGCGCCACAAACTCGGCTTGCGCTTTGTGAACAGCGGCAACGGCAGACCATGAGACGTTGTCGCCCTCGGAGCGTGCGGCATTGCGTGCGATGTCGATTGCGTCGGCAAAGCCAACGCGCTCAGCTTCGGATAGATACCGGATGCGGACACGAATGCCCGCCGCCTGTTCAGGTTCCACAAACTCGGGAGGGTCTTGCGGTGCGCCTGCCAAAATCTCGACCGCGTGCCTCACCTCCTTTGATGCGTCAGCGCTGTTGCCAGCGCGCAAGAGGGTTGCCGCTTGTTCGCATGATGCGGCTGCTCTCGCGTAGTCAAGCTCGGCATCTGGTACGCCGTTTGCCTTGCGTTGCTCGCGCCGCTTTTTGATTGCCGCTGCTTGGTCGTCGTGAATCTCCCGCAGCGTGGCGATCAATTCAGCGACGGGTCCGACGGTGTTTGGACGAATGCCGATTGTCATGATTTAGCCCAACGCAAATTGGAATGGGTAGCCGTTGCCGGATGCTGGTCGCGATGAGGTAAACTCACATTCAACCATCGCCAGCCCGTCGACGTTCGTCACGTTCGACACGGTGCAATCAGCGTTGACCATGCGAGCCGCGCCCCACGCGCCGCGTGCTTGGCCGATTTGCAACAGCACATCGAGACCGCCGCCTGCAATCAGGTCTTGGAAATCGAGGGCCGTGCCGCTGATTGCGATTCCACCCGTGACGGTTTGTGAGCCCGTCATGTACAGTTTGCACTTGATTTTCGGGTCCTGCCGCATGACCGCAACGCCATAGCGACCATTGCCCCCAGCGTACTGCGCCTTCTTTTCAGCAACAGTGATGCCCAGGTCGACTTCCAGGTCGCGCACCATGAACGAAACCGGCGAGCCGGTGTTGATGGTGATTGACGACGTCAGGCCGATGATTGGCGAGCCAGACGTTGGTAGCGTGACCGATGGTGTCGCAAGCGCTTCGTCGCCATCCCACGAGTTCGGCATGAACCCAAGCGTCCACATTGCACGCTCGCCCTCGGGCACTTTCAAAACCGCCGACGACGGGATGCACCCGAGCATGATGTTGCGCCACGTGCCGCGCTGCTCAGCATCAAAGTAGAGCGGCGTGCGCATCGGGACATCAGGCGTCGCCTGGTAGCGAATCGAGCGCCACACTTGCGACGATGTCACAGCGGCGGCGGATAAGGCCCGATCCAGCGTCAACACGTTGGTCGAGATGCTGGCAATCTGACGGACCTCGCGCGTACCGTCGGCGTTCACTTGGCATGAGACAAATTGCCCCACCGCGTAGTTCGTGCCGCTTGCGACCGTGACAGCCGTCGTCGTGGATGATGAAACCGTGGAGCCGGTTGACGATGCGTCCGTGACGCTGCCGAACACGGATGCCAAGATTGGCCCGATATTGCAGCCGGTCGCGTTCGCCAGCGCTTCGACACCGGTGCCCGCGATGCCCATGGCCTCACAGTCAAACGAGAACTCGTCGATTTTCTGCGCGCCGTTCAGCGCCAGCTTCCGGTAGTTAAATGCGTCAATCTGATTGCGCTCCAACTTGTTGTAGCTGCGCGGCGCAAATGCGTCGATGGACTCGGGTTCCAAAAAGATGAGTGTGCCCGGCGTCGACGTGAAGTCGTTAATGCCAGAATGAGCGCCATAGCGCAGAGTCGATGCACGTGCCAAAGTCATAACGTCACCTCACTTGGGATTGTGATTCGCAGAATGGATGCGCCGTCGGTATTCTCGACGCGCGCAGGGAAAAGTTCGTCGCTGCCGGACATACCGAGAGTGACAATGCCGGTTGTGTTTTGTGCCCAGTTGAGCGGCGATGCCAAGGCAACAGCGAGCGCCGCGTAGTCGGTGGCGATGCCCAAATCGAGAACTTCACCGACGCGTGATGCGCGGTACGCAATCGACAGCACCCATTCAATCTTGGCGCGTCGTGGGTGTGCTTGGTGAATCGGCATCGGGCGCATCGACATCTGCCCTGCCAAGTCCAGCCAGAAGCCGCCGCTATCGGGCAAGTGTTCCAGTGAATCCGACGACGGACGCTGTGAGTTGCGGAACTTGAGCGCGCCACGACGACCGTAAGAGGTCGATGCGGTCGCCTCCACAATCTCAACAATCTTGTCGCGTGCGGCTTTGATGGTCATTTGGTCACATCACATTCGAGATGTAAGAGAACCGTGCGCCGTCGCCGCCGTCTTTGGGTGATGGCTTTTCATCGTCGGAGTCGTCGCCAACCCATGACTCGACGTGCCGCATTGCCATGTCGACTTTGTCGGCAAGCTCAGTGCGCGCATCGGCAACACGTTCGCGCGGTGCGGTCGGGTCGTTCAGCATCAGCTGCAAACGGCATGCGGACACGTGTGCTGGTTCCAGCGGCTCGGTGTCACGAATCATGTCCTCGCGAATGCCGCGCGCAGCCAATCGTGGCAGCAACTCATTCACGAGCGCGGCGTCGATTGTCTCTTGCAGCGTGTGGTCGTCTTGCTCGCGCGAGTGCCAGATTGACGGCATCAACGTCTGCAATCGCTCCGGCGTCAGCGACCAGTTTGGCACGTAGCGCACAATTCTGAATTGCTGCGTGAGGCGAAACTTCTCGCCATTGGCATCGGTCAACTCGACGTCGACGGTCGCCGGTCCAGTGCTCTGCGCATTCGACGCGGACACCGTCGCATACACAACCAGCGAGAACACCGAGACGCCGGATGCAATGTCGCACGGCAATGGCGAGCCAAGCAAAACGGTGTTGCCCTCGCCTGTCACGCCGACGACGCGCGCGGTCGTGTACTCGTCAAACGTGTCTGCGCTAGAGCGTCCAATGGCAATCGTGTCGCCATACTTCAAGACAGCCGTCGACGGCGACGACGTTGCCACTTGAATAAACGTGTCGCCCTCATCGGCCGCAAACGTCGTGTCGGTCGACAGCAATGGGAAGCCCGAAGATGGCGCGGCCCACGTGCCATCCGTGTTAAACGGCGTGCGCACGCGGCACTGGATGTCGGTCACACCGCGCAACCAATCAAGCGACGACACGACGCCTGGACGGCGTGAGACGCTGCCCAGCTCGATGCGAACTTCGGATGCTTGGTTGCGTGCGATGCGTTGCATCTAGGTGTCCTCGTCAAACGTCGTCGGCGTGTGTTGCGAATCTCTGCGTTGCGCGATGCGCCGGACATCTTTTCTGAGTTCTCTCAGTGCCTCTGTATTGCTGCGCAATTCCGATTGCACTGATGCCATGTTGATAGCCAACGCCTCGCGGTCTTTTGACAGTGTGGCAATCTTGCCGTTGATGTCGTCGCACTTGGCGTCAACCATTGAGCGAACATCACGAACATTCGTCTCAAGTGTTGCAATCTTTTCGCGTGCTCCGCCGACGGCAAATGAACCACCGGCAACGGATGCGATGGCCGAGCCCACGACAGTCACGACCGTCTTGATTTCATCGTCCATCACATGACCTCGTCGCTATTCGGCGATTGGCTCAGCGGCAACTTCCACGACAACGCCGTCGACTACATCGCGTCGCTTGTCGACAAACACAGCCGGGGCTTGCTTGTTCGCGCGCTCACCGCACTCGTCGACAAACTTTTGCACCTTGTGTTGTGGGCAGATTGCAACCTCTGACCAGCGGAGCGGTTGAACGCCGACAGCGACGGCTTCTGCGTCCTTTGGTTCAGCGACAACGCTTGCGACGACTTCGCACTTGTCTTTGTCGCTGCATGAGACGTGGAACTCAGAGACGACCGGCGTCGCGTACAGCGAGCCAAACTTCTCCAAAAGCTCGGGGCTTGCCGCAATCGACGCGCTGCCCGCAATGCCGCTGCCCAACAATGCGCCAACGAGAATTGATTTTGCGTCCATCACTGGCCTGCTTTCTTGAACTTCGCTGCGACATCTGGTCGTTTCAGCAATTTGGAAATCAGCTCTTTTTGCTCCTCGCCCTTGGCAAGCGATGGCTTGTTGATGTCAGCCTCGAGAGCAGCCAAGATGCCTGCCGCGCGCGACACAGTTGCAGGGTTTGCCTTGCCGCCTGCCTCACGGATGGCCTTCTCGACAAGCTCAAGAACCTGCGCGGCCTTGTCGTCAGCCTTCGTGTCCGTGCCGCGCGAGATGGCCTCGACGGCGGCGTGAATGCCTTTGACGATACCTGGCAGCGCGTCTTGGATTTGCTTGTTCTTGATTGCTGCCAAGATGGCGCGCACAATCAACGGGATGACGATGGCAGCGCCGGACATCAGCAGTCCGAAAATGCCTTCTGCGTTTTGCTTGAACAATTCCAACATGATTTGACCTCGTGAGTTAGGTGGTGGTCCAGGTGCCGACGACGCTGGTTGTGACCCATTCGGCATTGGCGACACCGGTGTACACAACGGTCAGGCAGTTGCCGACTGCCGCTGACGAGATGGTGCCGGTGGTGTCAGTGGTGATTGCGCCAGCGCTAACAATGTTGGTTGTGTTGTTGGTGCGAACCGCAATGCCATCCGCGTCAACAACGCAGAACGTGTATGTGGTGTTGGCCTGCGTGGCTGTCGGCAGCGTGAACACGACTTGCGCCGTCGCGCCGCTGTTATTGTAGACCGCGCCGCTGTTGCTGGATGTAACAGAAAGCGATGAGGCCTGGTTGACGGTGGGCAGCTCATAATAGAGCGGCAAGACAGTTTGGACGAATGTCGCAGCAAAGCGCATTGCCTCGGTGCCAGACGCAGAGATTGCAGCGATTGCCGTCGTCGGAAACCAAACGCCGGTTGTCAACCCGCCAACTGGTGCAAGTGCCGGAGCGCCAACCGCGCCAAGTGGCGAAACATATGGCAGCGTTGACGTTAGCGCCGACGTCGACAGCGTCAACCGCAGCGTGCCGTTAGTTGCAAAGCCAAGCTGGTCCGCGCCAACGTTGTAAGCCCCGGTGTTTGGGTCTCCACTAAAGGACCACGCTGGTCCGCCGGCTGTGCCGTTTGGACCAAGGCGAAGCAGCGTCGTTGATATCGAGGTGGTGGTGTATGTGTCACGGAGTGTGCCGCCAACAGACAAGCCAAACGAGTTTGCGCCGATGTAGTAGAAGCCGTTGTCGAAATCGCTGGCGAAGGTCAAAGACGGTTCCGCTGCACTGCCGTCACTCGCGCGCACAGGTCCGGTCATAATGCAGTCGGCACCGCCCGGCAGCTCACACGCAGCGTCGCCACCGCCACCGCCGCCGCCGCCCGCAGGCGGATTCAAGCGAATGCGAGGCGCATCGGCAAACGCCGATGCCGACAACAGCAACGCGACGACAAGTGTCTTGATGTTCATTTAAGCCCCATGCACGACAGAGTCACAGTGCCAGATGCGACACGGCAGAAGGCGGCACCGGCATCCATTGACGCCGAGAAGCCGTTGGAGCCGCAATTGCTTGCGTTGGTTGACACGCAGAAGCCGGATGCTGTCACAGCGCTGTTGCCGATGAATACCGACGTCGCAGACACCGTGTAGCACGCGACGTCATTGAAGCCGGACATGCCAGAGATGGCCGTTGCGGTCGTACCGCACGTGACATCAAACGAGCCCGCTGCGCCGGACGCCAGGCCGGTCATTGCCGACGTGACATCGTGTGCCACGTAAATCGGCGATGACTCGACGTCACGCGACGCTAACAATGCAACCGCAACGACGACGGCGATTGCCAGAATGGTTGCGGTTGCTGCTTTCATCACTTCCCGCCTTTGTTGCGAGCGTCTTGCTCGCGTGCGATTTTCGCGGCCTCACGGTGTGCCGCTTCGGATGACTGGCCGGTCGTGCGCGAGATGCGCTCGGCCAGCTTTTCGACGGCCTTGGATTTGCTTTGCTCGGTGTGGTGCTTACTCATCGTGCACCGAGCGCTTTTTTGGTTGCGGCGATACCAGCCGTCTGCGTCATCGCTGCGACTTGCGCTTCGGCGCGCATCTCGCTTTCGGCTTGTTTGCCGTTGCGCTCGGCGACGTTCTTCGCTTGCACTTCCGACCATGCGGGAGTTGGCATAAGCCACTCACCATCGTGTTGCAGATACATGCGGTCAAATTCTTGGTCGAGCACCTTTGGCGCTTCTTGCAGCTTGTAGAGCTTGAGCTGCTTGCCGTTGTACTCGCGCGACTTGGCGAGTGCTTGCATTAGCACTTGGCGCGACGCCGACGGGTCGCCAGCTTTTGATGTGCCGTCATCTGCAAACGAATAGACGTTGCCGTCGACGACTGAAACCAGATTCACTTTGCGCTTAATGTCTGACATTTTGTGTGTGCTCGTTCTTGAGAGAAAAGCAGGGCGGCGCGATTGCCGCCCTGCGTAGCCGTCACTACGGCGCGTCGGTCACAATCTTGATGTAGTGCTTGTCGGTGTGCTCACCAATTGCGTACTCATACAAGCCGATGATTTCGACGTTGCGGTTCGACATGTCGACGTCCACCAAGATGCGTGGAGCGTGGCCCTCGACGATGACCGATGGACCGCGTTGGCCGGTGACAGGGTCGCCGCTGCCACGTGCAACCAGAGCACCGACATCGTCAGCGCCAGCGTTTGCCGTTGCTTTCGACAGCGCGTCGATTTGGAACACGGGGAACCCGAGGAAGTCGCCCTTGAAGCCGTTCATCTGGACAGCGCCGTTGACCATTGACATAGTCGCTTGCGAGTTCAACACCGTCGACAACGCGGCGCCAGAACCAGCCAAGAGCGCAGTACGCAAGTCGCTGATTTGGATTGGCGTCAGGTAGAAGGCGAAGTCACCGTGTGATGGCGAGTTTGCTTCGAGCGCGTAAATCGCGCTCAGCATGTTCGCAATCGTCAGGTCGCCGCCCGAGGTGCCGACTGAGCCCGATGCGTTTGCCAATGAGGCAGCGCAGTCAAACTCAAGTTTTGCCCACAAGCGCTCGCCAACGGCAGCAACCGGCGCCGCCAAGAGGGACATGAATCCCGCGAGGTCGCCGTTTTGCATGGCATCGAACACCATCGATGCACTGCGACCACCAAGGCCACGGCGAATTGCGCGGTCGGTCAAGTCAACACGCGAGTACACAGCGGTCGGCGTAACCGACACACCGGCGGGAATCGCGTAGTCGCTGATGGTCGAAGCATCGCTACCCTCGGAAACGGCGGACGCCGCATCCAAGATGGTTTGCGTCGGCAGCTTGTACGTCAGCGAGCCGGCGCCGTCGATGCTGACGCTGTTGAATGCAGCGGCAACGATTGGTTGTTTCGGGGTGAGAGCAAGCAAGTGCTGCGAAAGGATTTCGCTTGCAATGCTGCCCGTGAGAACGGTCGTCGTAGTCTGTGCCATGGGAGTCTGTTACTTTCTGCCGAACATTGCGCCGATGGCGCTTTGCGGTCGGCCTTGATTTGCCAACTTGCCCAACATCGCACGGAACCCGACGGGGTCTGAGTCGGCAGCACGGCGCACATCGTCGGCGCTGTGGAACGAATCAAGACCAAGTGGCGATGTGGGATTCGCAGGATTCGCAGCCGGAATTGGCTGAGCCCGCTGTTGTGTTTGTGGTTGTGCTGCCTGGTACTGCGCAACGATTTCGCGTTTCACCTTGAGTGATGGCGCGTTGTCAATTGCTGTCTGCATGTACGTTGGCAGCGTTGGCTTGAGAGCATCAATCTCTCGTGCCGATGCGGTCATAAACTCTTGCGCCTCGTCGACCATCGCCAGCTTTGGCTTCAGCTCGTCGAGTTGCTGCTGATACAGTTCCGCTTGCTTGCGGTAGTCGCCAGCCTTTGCAGCCTCTTGTGCGGCGCTCTCTGCCGATTGCTTTGCAGCAATGCGGCGGTCTGCGGCTTCTTTGCGCAGCTCTTGCACCTCGCGCTCAAGACGACTCACGACGTCATTGCTTGCGCTTGGTTGCACGGTATTCGCCGCAACCACCGGGGTCGTCGACGTGGGTTCGCTTGTCGCCTGGACATCGCTCATGTGGTTTGCCTCTGTGTCGGCACCTGGCCAACACGGGCACTGTGGCACGCGGGACACAGTGTGTCAACAGTGACACAGCCGCCATTTGCAACCGTGAGACACTAGCCCTGGACACGTCGACGGGCGGCGGTTTGCTTGGCGTGGAATGCCTGCCATGCTTTCGCGCGCCGGTAGCTGCCATTGGTTTGCACAGCCAGCCCTTGCAGCTCTTGCTCTGCCTCGCGCTTGTTTTGCCCGCGCGCTTTCTTGTCCGGCTGCTCTGCTTTCTTGCGTGGCTCACGCGGCGGATTCACCAACGGCGCACCCCAAATAGACAACAGATTGCGCGCCACCCATTGCGACAACTCGCGATTGCCATCCGGCGACAAGCCGAACCACCGTCGTGTCCGCTGCTGATATGCGGCAATCAGGTTGCGCTCGTCGCGTGGCTTGACGCCGAACGTGATTGTCATTGACGTGCCGACGACTTGGCGCGCGAGTGCGGCAACGCTGTTAAGCATCTTGCCAGACCAAATGAGCTGCACGGGGTTTGCACTGCGACCGGACAACCGGCGCACAAGTGAGTGTTCTTGCGAGTACGGCTTGAACGCGCGCCCGTGGATGTCGATGCCGTCTGACGTGCGCTCGACAATGTGACCGACGACGATTGCTTCGACGCCTGATGCGAGCGGCCTAAAGTTTGGCTTCTTCGGTTTGCCATCGAAGAACCCTGTTTTCTTGACGGTGACGTTTGCCTTGACTGCCATAGCTCACCTCCTATCGGCGAATGCGAGCACCGCGCGGCACCAAGTCAACTGGCACCGGCGACAGCGAGTGACGACAGTTGTAACCACCGCACGTCGAACGCATCGGCAGCCCTTGGTCATTGGTCGTTTTGTCGACGTACTCTTGCGATAGATACTGGCCAAGATGCTCGTCGCAGAAGTCTCGCGTTAAGTCGTCTGACGGCCCCGTGTAGCGATACACCATCAATGGCTCACCGTCCTCGTCGACAACTTCGGAAGCGGTGTCCATAAGCGCCGTGCGCGCACCGGCTGACACGGCAGTGTCAATCAGCGTCATCGCTCTCGAGATTGCCGCCGATGACTTGTCTTTCAGCTTGTCAATCAGCCGTTCGACGTCAAGCGCGCCATTGGTTGCCGCTGCAATCTCGCGGGACATCTGCGCGCCGTAGTCGCCAAAGATTGCCGCAATGTCTTTGTTTGCCTGATTGGCAATGGCCGCAATGTCGCGCGATGCGTCGGCGTCAAAGGTGAACCCATCCGGTGCGCCGTCGACTTTGGCTAAGTCTTTTGCGACCAGCTCGCCAATCTTCGATGCGGCATCGGCAACGGCGTTTGACGTGCGCGACGTGATTGGACGGACGCCAATCTCTTTAATGGCTTCGATGACTTGCTTGCGCACACGGGTCAAATTGCGCGCTTGGCCAGCGACCAGCTCGCCGTTCTTGGTGTCCAGCCCTGCAACGATTCTGGCAATGCGGGCATCCAAGTCCTCAAGCAAATCCTGCAAGCCAGACGCCGCGCGAGTCGCCTCGCGCTCAATCTCTTTGGACCATCCGTCGCGACGTGGCATTGGTTAACCCTGTTCGCCGTCGTCGGCGTTGTTGTCGTCATCGTTGTTGTCTTGCGCGTGCGGATGATTGCGCGCGCGCGGCATGTACGGCGGCACCACTGACGACATATCTGACGCTGACTTGCGCTCGTCGCTGTAGCCCTTGGCGATTGCGTCGACCAAGTCTGACGCCTCGCCAACCATGACGGCGGCGCGCGCTTGCGAGATAAGCCCCTCAGCCATGAGTTCAATTGCGCGCTGCACTTTGGTCGTCTCATCCTCATAGGCGGGACGCGGAGATGGCGCAAACGTCGCACGATTTGGCGCGATACTCGGCCCGTCGCAGAACGTGTCGTTGACGTCGATAATGACCGCGCCCAACATGCGCTCGAATTGCTTAGCCACTTTCAGTTGCTCAGCGCGCGCTTTCTCTTGCGGCTCATTGGCAATCAATCGTGCGACGCCAGACTCAACCGTGCGGTTGCCCTCGACGATGTAAGCGCTCGTCGACTCACGATTGACGACAGCCATCATGGCGATGTGTGCTTGCATCGACTGACGGCGCTCGGTCGTCTTTGGGTTGTAGGAGATGGTCTGCATCACCTCGTCTGGGCCAACGTGCAGCGTCACGCCGGGTCCGCCAACCAGCTCGCCTTGCTTGGCTTGCGTCCCCGAGTAGTACGCCTGGTCGTGAGACTGCATTGCTTCGGTGTATGCCGCATGCGAGATTGATGCGTTGACTTGCTCAATCAGCTCACATGACGATGGCGACACGTGCGGCCATGGTCCGACAGATGGCGCGGCAGTGCGATAGACCAGAATTGGCAGCATTGACCCAAGGTACCGATTGCCATCCAGCGACGGTGCAGCGATGACTTTGCCGTCTGACGAGATTTGCGTGACGTAAATGTCGCCGCCCTCGTCTTGCGTCCATAGCTCCCAAAACTCAGCGTCGACGGCTGCTGATGGCCCGTCCGGTCCAGCGATTTTCAAAGCAACCGCATGCGCAAGCGAGATGTCGTGCGGCGCGTCTGCGTTTGGCAAAACACGCACATCCGACGACCAGTAATTGTCGACTGCTGGCATCGTCATGCGCACGCCGTCAACGATGCATGGGCGTGGACGAATCACGACGACGCTGGAGCCGCACACTGATGCGCGGCGCTCGCACTCTGCCATCGCGTTGTCGAGTCCCATGTTATCGATGACCGCTTGGTAGTGCATGGCAACCGGGTCATCTGATGGCACTTCGTCGCCGGTTGCCGTTTGCAGCCCGCGCTTGGGTGCCAAGTCATACACCGTCGAGGCAACGTGTGCGCGCAATCGCATCCAGTTGTAGTCGATGATGGGGACTTTGACGTACGTGTTTGGCATCATAAACGCGAGACGGCTCACGACGTGCTTTTTGCCATCACCCAAATAGTGGTCGCGGATGCGGCGTTGCGTCTGCGTGAACCCCATTGGCTCCCACGCCGTGCATGCTTGCAGGATGTCTTTGATGGCGCTCGCGTTGTTGATTGCTGCACCGCTGTTGATGATGTCGATGGCCTGTTGTGTCGTCGTCATGTGCCCAACCTTTGTTGATTGCGAAAGCGTTCGATAGTGGATTGTGCGCCGTGCTTGGTGGTGTTGCCCATGGGCCTAGTGGACGGCAAATAGCGATGCACCGCATAACCCACGGCATCCGTGATGTCGTCGATGCCGCCGCCCTTGGCTGGTGAACCGTATCGGTCATATCCCTGTTGTTCGATTGCATTGATGGTCTTTGGGCAACCAGTCGGGTCAAATGCCAATAGCCCATCCGCAAGCGCGGCGTTAACTGAGAACACACGGTCGCGGATGAATGGATTGGACCCGGCTTTCTCGACGTGGAATCCAGCCGAGATGATGTGATGCACATCGGAGCGCGCGGCGCTGGTCTTGTCTGACGACGACGACGCATCGGGGATAACTGTCGTTCGCCGGATAATTTCCGACATCGACTCGGTCACGCCATATTCACGACGCTTGGCGTTCAGAAAATCCCGTAGCCGCTCGCACTGCTCAATCGTGTTACCGGGCGCAATAACCTCGCCCCAAAAGTGCAGCCGGTCCCCCATGCGCTTTGCAACAACCCACGACATCTGCCCGACGTTGAAGTCAGCGCCGACGACGATGTCACCGCCAAACGGGTCGGCGCATTCCCTGACGTGTTTCGAGCGTTGGAATTGACGGTAGACGCCGCCGCTGAAGTTGACAAACTCGCCATGGACATACGCTTGCACCTGTTCGGGCGACAAGTGCCGCGTCATGTTCGGGATGTAGTCGTCTGACAGAAACGGGTTATCCAGCGACGACGCTTTGATGTGCCGGATGCCATCGCCGGGCGCTGCCGACGATACCAGCTCGTAGACCCAGTTATGGCCCTCGGGTGTCGTCGTGATAATCATCTGCATTTTGTGTCGACCGGGGACACGGCATCGACCAGTCAACGCCTCGAATGATTCACGCGACAAGCGCGCGCCCTCGTCAAGCAACCCATAGCCTGCGTTAAACCCCACGATGCGCTCGGGGCGGTCTGCTGAACGGCAGTAAATAAGATTCGTGCGGCCATGCGAGAACACTTTTATAACCGACGTGCCGGGGCACCACTTGTGCCGGATGCCTGCGACCTCGCATGCTTTGGCGAACTCGGGGACAAACACGTTCTCGATGTGGTTGTACGTTGGCTCGATGACGATTGATGGCGCGTCGTTCTCGGCGGTGATGACGGCCATCTTCATCGCCGCGCTAAACGTCTTACCGGAGCCCATGCCGCCCGTCATCACAATCAAGTTGGACGTAGTGTCAGCCATCAGTTCAAGGCCGGACTTCACAAGCCCGATGTTGCGCACATCCCCGCTCATGGCGTCTCACCTTTGGCGGCCAGCGTGAAGTTCAGCACGCGCGACTCTGTAAACTCGGCGTCCACGGCTTCGTCTTTGACGTGCAACCCCATGAGGTCTTCCAACTGACGAAGCGCCTTGAGCAAGATGGCTGCATTCGCGGGCTTGTGAACCTCGGCCATGTTCGCCGCAATGATTTGTTCATACCGCCAGCGCTGCACCTCGCGCAACTTGGCAACGAGCGGGGCTTCAAGAGCAGCATGCGCAGCAACAGCGTCGGCAATATCTTGTGCGACTTGCTTGGTCGGTAGTCCAAGCTGCTCAGCGATGTCGTCGAGAGACTGGCCGGAAATGTAGCGGCGCATCGTGAGTGACGTCGTCAACGCAATCGCCGCGCGGTCACGTAAACCACGCGCGCCCTTGCGGGGCGTCGGCAAACCGTCTGTATCATTGTCGCTCACCAGCACATGCTAACTGGATTTGTCAAGTGTGGCAAACGGGACACACCTGTGTGCGGTGGGCAAAAAGAAACCGCCCGGTTAGGGGCGGCTTGAGTTAACCCGAAGGCTTGGCTCAGTGTTTGACAGCCTCGTCACCAAGACTGCTTCGCTGTGTGGAAACTCAAGGCTACCGGTCATACGGCGGGGAGTCAACAACGATAGGCGGCGCCTCGTCCGGCTTGACTTCAACCATCGGCGGCACATTATCGTCCGTGTACGTTGCCGGGTTTGTCATGAACGTGCGCCAATGTGGCCGTCGCTCTGCCTCAAAGTAGATGGGCTGACGCATTTCGCCAGTTGACGTTGCGACGTAGCGGAATTGAACTGGTGTCTTTGGTCCACTCACGGCCACACCCCATATCCCGCAATCCGGGTATCATCCACATGGTACGCACGACGCCGCACACCGTTTGCCGTGTTGCCCTCGATTGTGTGCACCGTCTCTGTTGCGGCGTTATATCTCTCGACGATGCCAACGTGACGACCGCGACCGGGGTCGCTGGCGACGCGGCTCTTGAAAAATACAACCTCGCTCGGTGATGTCGCGCGACGTTTGCCGTTGACGGTTGCATTCGAGGCCCACACGCCATCGCCGCGTTTCTCATCAAGGCATGCTGCCTTAAGCCGCCGCTCCATCGTCGCCACCGACGCAATGGGGTTGGCGCGCGTTGGCGTCGGCACCACATCACCCGGCAACGGCTTACCCGCCATCCGAAAGCACCACGCCACAAAGTGCGCGCACCACGGCTCACGTCTCCCACCCGTGAACACGTCAACGTCCGGCCCGTCATTGTTGCCGGTCGCCTCGCGGACGCCAATAATTGATTGTGCCCATTCAAGCGGCGTACGCGCGCTGTGTGTTTGTCCATTGTTGGTCATTGCAATTCCTTTGCGCGAATCTGCGACGTCAACGCGCGCACACTGGCGTCATCGCCGCGACTCAGTTTGTTGAGATGCTTTTGGTCGACCAGCTCGGGCTCATCATCATTCCATCCATACGGGCGAAGCTCGCCTTTGCGGTAGGCGTATTTGCTTTCACCCGGCGCATGTTGCTTTGGCCGGTCGTCGTCGTCGAATGCGTAACACCAGGTCATGACAACGACCCCGCCATCCGGTCGGCCAACTCATCAAGCGTCAGCTCGTCGTCTGGCGTGCGGGCGTCGTCGTTGATGTCCTCAACAACCAACTCGTCCTTGGGGCCAATCGCAATAACGCGGTCTGGTCCAATCACCAGCGATGCCGGGTCGATGCTCCCGACATATAGGAGGTCGGACAACGGCCCCGACAACCGCCGCCCCGTCTCCTCGCGGTCCTCTTTGTCCATTGACATAAAGTCGTCGTCTCCCCAAATCATTCACCACCCCCGAAGCGTTTTTGCTTTTGCTGCTTAATCATCGCCCAAACGTTGCTGTCCTCAAACTCATGCAAGACCACATAAAGCATGTGCAGTGTCGACAGGTTCATGTATCCGGTATGTCTAAATGGCTCCATTAATTTGACGACCAGGGCCCTGATTTGCCGCCCATTGTCCAGTAGGCTCTCTTGGGTTGCCATTTTTCTACCGAGCGCGACATCGGCGCGCTTTAGCTGGCCCTCTAGTTTCTCGATGCGCCTAGCCATCTCCCTGGTGTCAGCTTGCTTGCAACAGCAATCGCAAATCATCTTCGTCTCTCCCTGTTAACGCCCAAGCGACTCAACCGTGATGGTCAAGAGCGCGGCTCAATTTCGTACTCAATCCCGCCGACAGAAGCAACAGAAATCTCCGTCCTCGGGTCCCATGAATACCATTTGCCGGAACCGTTGAATGATACAACCTGGCAATCATCAGCCCACGTGATGCCCTTTAGCGCATCCTCTGCGAGTTTCATAATGTTGGTGAGGTCTGGACGAATGTGCCACGCTGGCTGGCCAACCATCGACTCCCTGTGCTCATCGCTGATTTTCGTCCTGCGACCTTTCACGGTAACCGATTTAGGTGGCTCGAAGTAGGCGCGCACGACTAGGTTAACGCCGCCCGTGATAAAAGGCAGCCTCGCTTGCCTTGCGGCTTTGGCGATTGCCTGCATCTGGTCGGCTTGCGGCTTTGGGTGCCAGCGCTTTTTTACATATGGCACCGGCTTGCCAAGTACCATGCATGCTCTGGTTGGCATTGGCACTAAAGGCATCGATACACCCAACAAGGCGCGCCCGCACCCGGCCCACGCTCTTGCTCAACGATGGCACCCATGCTGCGCAAAACGGCCCGCACTGCGTCCGCCTTGTAGTTGGTGTTCAGTCCGCCGTGCTGCATGCGTGCAACACGCTGGACGTCTCTCACGCGACCGACTGGATACTTGGAGATGCGTTGGGCAACCTTGGCAATCAACTCATGGTTCATGCGTTCACCCGGTCGCTGTAAATGCCGAGCGCATAGCACCCGGCCTCCGTCAGTGCCAACCGAACCGGTTCACCCTTGTGCGTCCCGTAGCGTAGAAACCCGCCGTCCTTAAGCTCACGAAGCGTGGCCAACGAAACCCGGTCACCCTGCGCACCGTTGGCAACCCATTCGAGAACCGCCTTGTGTCGTTTGGTCAATTTGTAAGTCAATCGCTCCCCCTGTTCGATGGTTGCCCATACCGCGCACGCAATGCAATCGCAAGCAGAAAAGCGCGCACCGCATCCCCACCCGCGCGCCCACTCAATCAAACACAACACCATCCCACACACTGGCTCTTGGCTGTCTGAGGCGGTGCAGCATGATGGTCTGAAGGCAATCAACCCGCATTATCCAGGCGACACATCGTGAACGCTCCAAGACCCTCTCGGCTCCGACTGAGTCCATGTACCGGCTTACGACGGCAGCCGGTACGCCGACTTGCTTGCCGTCAACAGACACCAAAATACTTCGCAAATCCTTTGCATCGACTGACCTGGCCCCCTTGGGCAGCTCCATGTCAACAGCCTTATTGAGTACGCGGGTTGCTATCGCCGACCTAACCTTTGCCATGTCCATGTGTCACCTCTTGAAGACAACATCACACAAGCAACAAAACACGTCAACACAATTAAACATCACGGTCGATGACGCTCCGCGCCAACTTAGCTGTACTTAGATGTTTCCTGTACGGACCCCAAAAGTGTCAAAATGCACACCTTGATTTTATTGAGTTTTCAAAAACCGCCCAAAACATCCCAGCAGCAAACAACGAAGAAGTTAGAACAGCCGTTATAACGAAGCCGGATATCTGGACAGAACCGCCAACAAACCCAAGCAAACTCCCTATCCTATAAGGATAAAAATTTTTACTATAAATAGATAGCAGATTTCGAGAGATTCGACCCTTTGCAAGTTTCGCGCCATGTCGATTCGCTATGACGCAATGCGTTGCGATGTGCCCACAAAAAAGCCACACGCGATGTGTGGCGATTCCGTTGATGTGTTAAACCACACTACCCTGCCCAGCGATACATAACAGCCCTACGGCCCCCCGTTGTCATTGTCGTCTCCTCGGCCACGCCAGACTCCAAAAGCGAATCTACGGCCATGTCGCGCAGCGGAGCGCCATGCCTACGGGCCTTGGCCGTAATCTCAGACTTGGCAACCCATCCGCCGCCTGCCTCGCGCAAGATGCCCTCAATTTGCGCCATGCACTTGGCGAGCGGCGTTCCAGTTTCCGCATCATTGCCAGCCGTTGCCTCGATAGCTGCGCTCTCCAAGACCTCATGTGACAACTCCACCAGCATCTCAGCCGCGATTACACATTGCTCACACACTTGCGGGTCGATGACGTGTTCGACCACTGCGAATGCCAACGCCACTCGCTCTATCTTTTCGTATGCCCGCGCGGCGATTGACTTGGCGACCTCGCCCTTGGCCTCGTTGTACCGCCACCCGTACTCGGTGCAAATCGAATCCAACCGGCGCAATGCACCTGCCGTGTACCGGACATCCATTGGCTCTGGAATTAACCGGCCTGGATTGATACCCATTTGCCATGCCGAATGTGCTTCGCTCGCCCTCTTGCGCAACACCAAAACCGTTGGGGTCAACTCGGCCTTGATGGGCCCCCGGTTGTCGGGGTTTCTGCGGTCCAACCCATTCAGCGCAATCGCCCGGCCTAATAGCCCGTCTTTTGATGCATCCGATGCCAACATGGATTTCAACGCCACACTGGTCGACGTCCCGTAAACCGTTACCGCCGGCGATTGAATCTCGATGATTTCACCGCCACCGCCAGCAATGGACGTCTGACGCCTGAATGGCTTGGTCGCTGGCATCGGCACCAGCTCCAAAAGCGCCGTCGCAACCTCACGACGTGATGGCGCAACCGTCTTTGCAAACAACTCTGCGAAGTTCTTGCCGACCTCCTCGCCCGTAAAGAACACCGTCAACCCGTCGTGCGAGTGGTCCTGGATTGCCTTCACGAATGATTGCACGCTGGCAAATGTCGACGGCACCACTTGCGCCGCCCGCACCGGCTCACCCGGGTCACGCATGCCCGGTTGCGCAATGGCGCACTTGCTGACAAATGCGTGTGCTGAATCCTTACCGGAACCTGATGGCGAGATGCCGAGCAAAATCGACGACGCCAGATGCCCGGTTTGTGTCTTGACTCGACGGCCTGCCCACAATGCACCTAACGCGACAACCGCCAATGCCTCTAAGTGCGGCTGCGGGATGCGCTGATTTTCGATTGCCTGGACGACGGCGCTGATGTTCGCGCCAATCTTGGCAATCTCTGTGGTTAATCGTCGCTGGCGTGCTATGTCCGCTTCAATCTCCCGCAACATCCGCACGCGCGATTCCAACTTGGAATCGAGCCCATTGAATTGCGCCAACGCCCCGCCAATGGACACCAACCCCGTTTGCGGGTCTATCGGCATGTCATAATCATCGTCATCGTCTCGTGGCAATAAAAACGATTGACGCCCGCTATTGTCTTTGCTATTTGAACCCTGCATTTTGCTCGTCTCTCCGCCTGTTAAATGCCTGCGGCGCAACCTACCGGACCACCCCGGCTGTTGCGCCGCTCTTTTTTTGCGCTGTGTTGGTTAACTTAATTCATCGACGATGTCACTCAACAATATACCACGAGTCATTGTCTCGGTCTTCGTCTCGACACTTTATATAAAACGTCAGCGATGGAAACGCCTTGCGCATTTTCTCGTACACCGGCATCGGTGGTGACCATGCCGTGCTGAACTTATATGTTAGGGCTTTTTGGTCTTTGTGTTTCTTCAAATACACGTCGCACGCGTTCCACTTGGTGCCCCAATTCTCGTACGCCCAATCATACCACGATGTAAAACCCGTCGCACGCACTTGCGCCCATTCGGCATCTGTCAACTTGCGCGGTTTTGCACTGCCGTCTGGCAGCCTTTCCTCAACCCACACTGTAACTGAGTCGCCGTCGACAGTGTTGTATCCACAGCTCAAGCCACGCAAAGCCATGGGCATGTGAATAATTGCATTGAAATCAAACACACCATCATCGCCCTGCATCATTGCTGCAAATACTGCGACGTCCTCACGACGGCCGGAAACTCGCACAATATTCTCTGTCCAATTCGGCATTTCTCACCTCCCCTCGTTAAACATTAAACCGCAACCCCACGCATCTCACACCACCGCAACGCAAACGGCATCCAATGCGTTCGCAGCCAAACACACACCGCCCACAGCCTGTCGCGATGCACGTACACGCCGACAACGTTGACGACATCATACATGATATCGCCGTCGACGTGTGAATGATTGCCGGTCGCTGTCGGAATCAATGCCCACCCGCTCGCATAAAGCCCCGCCGCAACAACACTGACGCGCGGTGCATGCGTATCGCTTGCGTGTTCGATTGCAGACACTGCATCTGCAATCAATTCACGTCGACGCTTGTCGCCGAAGCGCATCAATGGCGGGGCTCGCTTGCGTCTCACCAATCACCCCCTACGTTGTCGATGACTGTGCACTGATTCCAGAAGTCGACAGAGCAAAAATCACCAATGTTAGACCCGTCATCGTGTAGCGTTGTTAGACGCATGGCTCGAACATCTTTATCGTTGAACGGGGTGACGTTGCCGCTTTTCAATGCCAGCACAAGCGTCCCGCCCGTCGTCATCAGCACATCAACCTTGCGGATTTTCATCACGTCCCCCTTTTTGCTTTTGCGATTGTGGCATGCCGTCGGCGACTAAAGTCACAGAATTTGCATTCGATGCCGTGCCCGCTCAGCTCAGCGCATGTGCCGTCGTGTGCTGCGTAGTCGTCTGACTCAATCAACAGCGCAAGCAAATCAGGGGCGGCGGCGCATAGTGTGGCGTCTGCGTCATTCATCCAAATCACCTCGGCAGACGTTTGACCGTCCACGATCCCAATCAGGCAAACGTCATCACTGCCCACGATGTCGCTATACGTTCCGTTGTCGAGACGACATATACGCCACGGCCCCGGCGTGTGTTTTTGGTTGGTCATAGCGTGCCCCCGTGTTCGCGACAGTATGCCTCAAGCATTGCGCGTGCCTGCTTTCTGGACTGCGCACCGACAATGGTTGGCCCGATGTCTGTTTGCCCGTCTAGTGCAGCCTCATGCGCGTAAACAATTGCAGACAGCTCTCGTTTGTCTGCCTCAAGCTCTTTAACCCGCTCGCGCAACGCATCCAGCATGTATGTGTGGTCGGACAACATCGCAAACTCACCGCGTAACGTCTTTAGCTCGTCGGCGATTGCATCCATTCTCTCAATCACTTCGTCTCTCGCCATCAAATAACCCCCATTATTTTGAACACCAACCACGTCGACGCCAGCAAGAATAATGCTGCGCCGCTACACTCAAACAACGCATCACGGCTCACGCTTCACCCTGACAAATTGAGTCAGCTTGTCGAACACAATTCGAAAGCCAACTGCCGTTGCAATGATGATGGCTGCAATCTCGTAACCGCTCATTCCTGTATTAAACATCAGTTCACCTCGCTATCGTTTTGAATGAAACGCGAATGCTGAACGCCTCGCAACTGGTCGCGCGCCAACTCCAACAACAACGCCGTGCGCATGTGCTGCGTGGTCGCGTGCTCTGCCATGTGCCATGCAAACTTAAGCTCATCGCGCAAGCGCAACACATAGCGAATGAGTGCTGCAATGGACAACACCAGGAACATGAATGCAGCGCCAGCAATCACTGAACACCACTGAGCAGCGACGAGCACTTGACCATTAGCCTGTGATATTCGTCGCGGTGCTCCTTTGCTTCTTTCAACTCACCGGCCAACTTGTCGACGGCGTCTTGCTTTGACGCGCCAAAATATCCAGCCGCCATGATGGCCGCGATGGTTACAAAAGATAGAATCACAATCGCCAGCTTCATATCGTCTCTCCCTGTTAGAACAACCCAACTTGCACCGCATCACGAAACACTCGCGATACCGGGACCGGGTACTTATCACCTGGATTTTTTCGCGTCACTAATTTTGTCATGACGCGAATCTCCTTCTTGCGGTCAAACGCATCGACGCATCGTGACGGCACCGAGCCGCCCGCGTTTTCTCTCCACCATGCAACGGCCTTGCGATGTGGTTCGCTGTCGCGCCACGACTCGAATGCAAGAAACTCGCTCAAGATGCATTGCGATGTCGCATCCTGTTTGCCGTCGCGATAACCCCAGTGGTCAACACGCAAGACCGGCGTTGCGTCTTTGTGTGCTCGGTGCAATGTGACCATGCGGTCAGTGATGGTCCACGTTGTATCTCTTGAGCCGTCGACATTGCGAATGATTGGAAGCATTGATGGTGCCGCTGAGACGATGTCTGGCTTATCGTCGGTCGCCTCGGATTCTGGGAATGCCATGCCGCACTCTTTGCACACGCGAGCGAATGTCAGATTCACCGCGCAGCATGCACCACACGTCTTGTGGTTCGGGTCGCGCTTTGGCTTGCGCTTGATGTCGTCGATTGGCCCCAACCGTTTGACATTGGTCCCATAGCACCACCAAAGCGCATCTTCTTTGCCGCCCTCTTTGAATGTGCGCATCAGACGGCCTGCCGCTTGGATTTGTACGCCTGGGATGTTGGTCGCTCGCACCATGCCGCCAAAGTCCAGCCATGGCAGGTTGACGCCCGTTAGTGCCTTGTTGACGGTCAATAGAACCTTGATGATTCCGCTCTTGCATGCCGCATAAATCTGGTCGCAACGTGTCGCGCTCGTGCTGCCATCAATGACCTCGCATGACACACCGTGGGCCAACATGAACTCCCGCAGTTTGTGCGCGTGCTTGACGCTGGCAACAAACCACATCCCCGCCCTACGCTTGCGCGCCAATGCGTAGCGAGTCTTTTCGATGACGTCTGCGTTAATCTCTGGCGTGTCGGCACGCGCGGCCATCTCATCGGCGGCAAACTCGCCTGCGTTAATCTTGACTCCGTCGGTATCAATCTGCGCGTCTGTCTCTTGAACAACCAACGGGCACAGCCATCCATCGTCTAACGCCGTGCGGATTCCCATGCGGTATGGGATGCTGGTATAGATTGCACTCTCGACCTCGGTGATTGGGGTCGCACGCGGACCAACAAACGGCGTCGCCGATAGCCCGATGAATCTTGCATCGGGATTGCGCGACATCACGCCGTCATGAAACTGACGGTAGCGCCCGCCTTGAATGTGGCACTCGTCGACGATGACAACGTCTAGCCCCATCAATTCCGGCTTATTGTACGCGCTTTGCACTTGCAAAAACATCACTTGGCGGCCAACATCGCGACGGCCCAACCCCGCCGAGTAAATGCCGCTGCGCACACCGGGCAACAGCTCCGATAACTCGTTAGCGTTTTGCTGCACAAGACGCGCGCGGTCAGTGATGATTCCAACACGCGCATTCCACTTGCTGACGGCGTGCCCCGCGAGCGCGGCAATGGTTAACCCCTTCCCCGTGCCGGTTGGCAGCTCGACAACTGGATTCCCGCCGCCGCTTTCGACGACGTTGACGACGCTGTTGACCGCGTCTTGCTGGTATGGTCGCAGCTCGGTCATGCTATTCGCTTGCCTTGTCTTGCAATGCCTTGATTGCATATGCCTGCCTGGTTATCGTGTCGCGCAATATCTGCATCTCCTCTCTCATCTCCCTGATGTGCCTTTCGGAGACAACGCACCGCTTTGCGAGCGCTACAATTGAATCGGTGAACTCGTCAACAACTTCGTCCAAGTCAAAATTGCTCATTGTTTGTTCCTTGTCCTGGCAAAATAACAACGTCGCATCTGCGGTCGTCAGCGTCGATACACGGCCAGCCAAACAAAGTCCTTACAGCAACTGTCCCGTCAGCGACCGATAGCGCCAGCAAAAGCAATCCAGCCGTCATCATTGGTTCACCTTCTCCCAATCTTCAATGGCGTCTTCTTTAAGCCAATGAATCGAATACATATCGGTGCGCCTAAGGCATGCCGGGCACTGCACATAGTATGCATACTCCCAATAAATATTTCCGTCATCATCCTCGCCGTCATCAACCGAGTACTCGACGACCTCGGCAGCGATGTTAGTATGCTGCTTGCATGGCGTCGGCTTCATCGCTTCGCTCGATTCCAGGCGGCGATTAAATCTGCACGCATCATGTAGTCACATGGGCCATAAGCCCTGCAATCATGGCATACGACCACACCCTCGCTGCCAACATATTCAACCTTGATGCTCCCGCAAAACGGACACGGCAAGGGAACGCTGTCGTCGACAGGCCTTGTGCCGCCAACCATCCCCCGCAACCCCGCATCATGTTCGGCGTGCCGCTTTTCGATTGCGTCGAGGCGCTCGCAAATGTCTGACATATCGTCGACAACGCCCTGCACCTCTGAGTCAATCGAATCAAGAGAGATTGCCCATTGCCCATGCACGGTGTTGTTGATTGGCATTCCCTTTGCCATGCGCTCTTTTAGCCACTGATAATGCTTGCCCGTCATCACACACCACCCATCTGTTTAGCGGCAATCTTCGCCGCACGTTTCTCTGCATTGCGAGCAACTGTTGCGGCTTTGCGTTGCTCACGACGCGCCAATGATTCGGCGCGCTTGCTGTCTTTGATTCGCTTGTGCGCTTGGTGTGCGTCCCGCGCGACCTCAAAAAGCCGCAAGTAGTCCGACAGCTCGGCGGCTGTGCTGCGATGCTCTGTTACGCCGATGCACTTTCCATCTGCGTCAACCTGCAAAACAACAACACAAGCGCCAACGAATCCTGCACCGTCGATAAGCAGCTCAACCATGCGTGCATACGCCGCCACCTGAATCCAGTGCTCTAGCTTTGGCTTGTCATCTGACGATGTCTTCCAATCATACACCGTCCACTCGCCATCCTCGACAGCAACCAGGTCGGGGGCGCCGTGAAACCTGTCGTCATAATCAATCAGCCTTTGCTCGCACAGTTTGACGTCGAGAGTGCGCGCATTAAACCACGTCAACCACATCGCAAAGATGTCCTTCACATCCTGTTGCAATTCACGCTCAACAGCAAACGGGTCATCGTCCGTCGGTTGCGGCTCGCCCTTGATGTGCCTGGCAATCCACGCATGCACCGCTGTACCGCGTGCCGCTGCGTCGTCTCGCACTTGGTCCGGGTCGATTCCGCGCATGTAGCATGACCGCTGCCACGCCATCAAGCCCGGTGTCGAGAATCCCAGCGTGCGGATAATCTCGGTGACGCTTGGCGCTGGCTTGCAGTCGATTAAGAATGGTTCGCGTCTTGACACCGTTACCCCGCCAAAAAAGAAAACCCGCCGCCGTTATTGACGGCGGGTGATGTTGCTAGAACTTCACGGTACGTGCTGGCATCTTTGACGCCGACGGCGCCGACGATGACGTTCCGCGCGACGCAACAGACTTGATGCCCTTGACTTCGGTGCGACCGGCAAAATCACCGCTTGTCTGCGCGGCAACCGTGATGATTGCCTCGCGGCCAATCGCCGACGCTGGCTCATTCGGGTCACAGCCGAGCGCGACGCATGCGCCTTTGTACATGCCGACCGCCTTTGGCGACAGATACCAGCGACGCGGCATTGTCTTGCCCTCGTGTGGTTCGCCCTCGACGGCCTTAAAGACCATCATCACATAGTCGCTCTTGCCATCATTCGGGAACACCTCTTTTGCAGAGATGACCACGACGTGATGATCACCGACTGGCAGATTGTCGAAGCTGCCACTTTCTTTCACTTGGTCGAAATCAATATCAGCCAAACCCATTGCGTCTCCCTTGTTGTTACTCGCCAATTGCTGCGCGCAGCTTGGCAAAAATTGCGCTCATGTCTGCGGGCTCTTGCTCGTCAAGCAGCCCGCTTCGGTCCTTGCCAGCCGTCACCATTGACGACCGCGTGGACAGTGTCTTTTTCTTTGTTCCTGTCAATCGGAAGCAGTAATCCACATCGCTCGGCACATCGCCGCTCGATGACTTCTTCGCGAACGCGGGGTCATACCGCATCACTTCGTTTTTTTCGTCGCCGATGTTCGATGATGTCTCGCGCGCAATCAGCAGCACTGGAATCTCGACTTCGCGACATGCGCGCACGAATTGCGCGATGCGGCTTTCGTACTCCGGCCACACGTCATACTTGTTTTTGATTTCCGACTTGCACTCAGCTGCAACGATATCGGAGAACACCGACAAGCTGTCGACGACGAATGACTTAAACTTGCCACTCGCAATCATCGCTGTAACCGTGCGCATGTCGGCGTGCGATGCAACCGGGATTGCCGTCTTGTCCAGCTCGTCACGCTCAATTGACAGCAACCCATCTTCCAGGTCTGCAATTAGCACCGGTTGCGGCATCGTCGCAATCAGCCGTGTTTTTCCTGAGTCATGTGCACCGTACACCAACACCGTTGGCGCACGCAAAATGTGCTTCGCTCTCTCGCTGTATTCAACCATTTTCCGTCTCCCCTGTGTAAGCCACAATCTCCGGCGCACCGTTGCGAATCCATTGCAGCGCATCCGACTTGAGCACTGCGCCTGGCACACCACGCGACCCCGGCACGCCCGCGAGCGCACCGCTCGCAAGAGCAGCACGCACACGCCGCTCGCTTTGTTTTGTTAGTGCCATGCATTGCTGCACGGTCAAAACTTCGTCGTTACCCATCGGTTCCTTCCTTTTCCATTTCTGCCAACTTGAGTTGCATGATGTCGTCGATAATCGCCGCGCATGCTGCCAACGCTTTGACATCGCCAGACGACGCCCTGTCAATCATTGTGCCCACGTAGCGCATTGCGCCGAGCCATTGGAGTGTGTGCCGCAATGCAGCCAGGTCGGCGAAGGTGATGTCTTTCATCCCGACACCGCCGCGAGGTACTTGGCAACAGCCGCCGCAAGGTCGGCGTTATCCGTGCCGTTGTCGATTGCGTCTTGAATGTCACCCATATCGAAGTCATTCATTTGGTCTCTCCGTTGCGTTGCCGCGTTGTTTAACCATCATAGTCAAATAAAGCCAAATAGCAAGCAACAAGGCAAAACAAAGGCAAACAAAAGCAAACAACCGCCATATTTCAGGCGGTTGCGGTGCAAAAAAGTTGTGTCTCAGCTGGGGCTCAGCCCACGCGAAGCGCCTCAATCAACCCGGCGTATCGCTCAAATTGCGCATGTTCGCGGTCTGGATTGCCGGTAGTGCGCCACAAATGCGCGTGCACGATTTCGTGCGCGAGAGCCGTTGCGCCAATGGTGCGGCCTGGTCGTGTTGCGACGACGACGCAAGAGTCTGAGCGAGTGACACCAGCGAGTGTGCGCGTGCCCTCGGTAAATGACTCACCGGGCCTCCACTCGATGTCGAGTTGTTGCAAAGTCTGCAACAGCTCCGCCGGGTCTCCAATTCGCGCGCGCCATTCAATCACCAGGTCAGACAAGAAACGCGAGTGCTCGTCGATGGTGCGCAATCCACCATCGCCCCCGTAGCACAGCCCAAACCCCGGCACGCGATTTGGCATGCGTGCATTGTGTTGTTTGACGCCATACAAAACACCCGCGCCGATGACGGATGCGATGACGCCGAGCGCGATAGCCAAACCGCCCGGTGTGAGCTCGCCGCGTGATGCCGCCGCGATGACGGCACCGATTGCGACGACGATTAGAAAACCGCCGCCAATTAGGATTGGTGTTGCTGCGTTCATGCGAAATGGCATCTAGTGACTCCGTCGTGCTTTTTGGTACAGGGTCGCGCACTGTAGCACCGGGTTATCAGTGCCGGTCAGGCGGTCAAGAGTGATGTCGATGGCGTTCCAGCCGGGCACGATGTCGGCATACGCCGTCGACGTCGTGAATGTGGTGTAAGTGCCCGCGCCATTTGAGATTGACCCGGATGTTTCCGACCGCGTTGCGGTGCTCGGTCCACGAAAGGATGCGCTTACTGTCGACGTTGTGCCGCCGTTGCCAAGAAAAATCAGCGACAAATACGCGCGTGAGTATGGCGTGCCATCCCACCGTGGGAATGGCCGCACCCAAAAGCGCGCCTTGAGCGTTGCGCCCGCGTCGCTAATGAATGCCGTCGACGATGACTCCCGCGACCAAGCCCACGTTGCCAAGTTGTGCACAAACGCAGTGCCGAACGGCGGGCCGGAATGGTCGTGGCCGTATGTGCCCTGTGGGTTTTTCGCGATGGCCGGTGACGTTCCAGTTTGGCCAGACGCTCCAGTTGCGAACTCATAAGCCCAGCGATTTGCACCCGCGAGCGATTGCATAACGTCGGCATACGCCGGGGCCTCTGACGTCGTCAGTGCGCGCGGCAAGTATTGCGGCCAGTGCCGGATGATTTTATTATTGCCGCTCATGTTAAGCCACCCATCCAGACCAGCATGCAATGCCAGTGCTACCGCCGGTTACGTTAACCACCGACAGCCCGACGCGGTTGATTGCGCCGCGCGTGAGGCTGGTTGGTGACGTCAGGCTCGCGGTCCAGAATTGCGACGTGCCAATACGTGCAATCGTCATCGCTTGTGCGCCGCCGCCCGCAACAGAGATTGACGCAGTCGGCGCTGTCGTGCCGCTCTCTTTGTACAGCAGCGCCAAAAATCGCATCGTCGTTGTCGGCACATCAGGCACAGCGACCGCCATTGTTGAGATAACAGTGCCCGCAACGGACGATGTGTTTGGCGGCGCTGCATACTCAAGGCCAACCGTTTCGCCATCCGTCGTGAAAATCCCAAGCGACTCAGCGAACAACGGCATTGCCGCCGCGTTCTCGCTGGTCTTAAGTGTTGGCGCTGAATGGTCGTGGAATGCGCGATACGTGCCTGATGAATGGTCAGCCAGTGTGAGTCCGCCGTCGTCATTTCCAGCGGGTGCGCCGGTCAATGACTCAGCCATTGCGTTTTGCGCGCGCGACAAAAGATGCACGTGCGCCGCCGAGAACTTGAGCCCGTCAACAACGGCGTCAGACCATGGCAGCGGCGTCAGCGCGATTGCGGATGACCCACCATATGTCGATGTGGTTTGGATTTGCGGCGGCGAATTGTTTTTGCGCAGCTTGCGCTGGTAGACCATGTCGGTTCTTTTGGCTGTGCGATTATGCCACACGCAAACAGCCGGTCGCAGCGGCGAAACATCCGGCGCAACAACCGACGGCAGAAACGCCGCCGCAAGCTGCATTGGCATCGCCAGCCCGACAAGATAGATGCCGGTCCCGCCGGGCCTTGTTGTTGCAAACACCAGGCTGCCGTCATCGGTCAAGTCCAGCAAATCGTCGGCGTCAATGATTGTCGACGAACCGTAATCAAGCGCAACGCAAAACGCCTTATAGAAGTCGGGGCGCGCAAGGCCGATACCGCGATAAAGCGATGAATCATAGCCGATGCGAATCGCTGATGTGTCAATGCAGTTAATGAATGCTGCGCTCAGGAAGACATAGTCTGCCGTGATTTTCGTCTTGTCGATTGCAACTGAATCAAACCGATAGTCAATTGCAGAGCCCGCCGCGCCAATGAACGTCATCCGCGCCGATGACGGCAGCCCAAGCGCAACGCCGGTCCCGTTGCCGCTGTGCGTGTGTTGCAATGCTGGCGAGTTGTTGCCGCTCAAAAAATCATCGGTCAGATTGTAATCGCCGATTGCGTCTTCAAGCACGCGCGTAAACGATGGCCTGCCGGGGTCGCAGTCTTGCGCTGATGCGCCCTGGAATGATGACGACACGAGACGTGGCATGTGTTAACCCCACTCGCTGTTCAAGGCGCTTGATTCGTTCGCGTCCTGGTTGTTTTGATGCAACAGATTTTCCGAGATGTACCCACCAGCCGTGAACCCGCCGCCGTCGAACCAAATAAAGCACTCATTCGCGGTGTATGTCCACACGCTCGGAACAGCGGTTAGCACAACCGTTGTCGACGTGCTAGAGTCGACGACCGCGAACTCTGTTTCTCCTGTTGCGGTGTTTGTCAGATACAGCTCACAACCAGCCGGGAAGCTGAGGCCGGGCGAGGACTTGCCGTCCCACGACGCCGACAGCGATAGCGTCTTGGTGCCAGCGTTCCAGTTTGTCACCCATGCGCTCGGCGAAAAGCGCCAACCCGCGCGCGTCAACATCAACCGCAACGTGACGACACCGCGAACCCAGTCAGGCTCCGAACCAACAACGCGACACAACGCGCCGGACACCGTGCCGCCCTCACCGTTTGGCATGCGGTCGTCAGTGTATGTCACGACATCGCCGATGGACACCGACAGCCAATGAATCGGCAGCGTCACATCAAAAAACTGTCTCGTCAAAACAGACTCGCGCTGAATGCGTCGCAACATTGACTCGACGGTGCCGATGTCAACACCGCCGGTTCGCTTTAATGCGCCGTTCAATTGCGCCGCTGGCACAACGCTCTCAACATTCACGCTCGCCATGTTTGCGGTGATGACAACGGCTTCGGCGTCGTCACCGAACTGGTTTTTGATTTCCCAGTCCACCGACTCGATAACTGCCAAATGCTTGCCGACCAATGCATCCCATGATGCTTTGATTGTGACGCTAGAAAGGGCGGGGCCTTGCTCGATTGACGCGACCGGCATCTTATCAACGACGGTATCGCTCTTTGTGATGGTTGCCGTCGACGTGCTCGCGTAGTCCCGGTCAGACATTGTCGCAAACTTAATCTTGGAATCATTCTGCGATGTTGGCTCAAGATACCAAAACAAGCCAAGCGCCGTGCACAGCTCTTGCAGAACCTCACCAACCTTTATTGGCCGGTCAATCAACACATCCCATGGCACCGGGGATAATCCAATGAGCGCCTTGAATTGGTCGGTGTCAATGTGTCCATCATCGACACCGAGTCCAGCGCCGAACCGATACTGCGGTCCTCCGTATGTTGTGCGCGCATTGCCCGGCAATAAGTCTTCATTTATGAACGCCTGGTCGCCAACGATTGAACTCAGCATCACCAGCGCGACCCACGCGGGGTCTCCCTGTAGGCGGCATGCGTGGCGAATCGATTTCAGATTTTGCGCGTTGAATGACTGGCCAAATGCAATTTGGTCCTCTCGCGACATATCGGACACTTGATTGTAGACGCGTTCAAGATTATCCGTCGACGAAACCAGCTCAACATAATCAGCGCCAACGCTTGCGATGCTTGCGACAATGGAGCCGCTCTCGCTGGCGGACACCGCAAACGAGAACTCGTCAGACAGCGCGGAGAAAAGCGCAAGGTCTGTTGCTGGTATGTAAACCCTGGACGGCTCTAGCTCATCCTGTAGTTCGGGCATCACACTGATTTCGCGCAAGCCGAGCCCGCATTCGATATTGGCGATGCGCTCCGAGTCGTGCTCCAAATTAAACGACCAAACACCATTGGCAAACGTCGGCATGTCAGAGATGCGCCCGCTATATGCTGTGCCATATGCGGCTGCGTCAGCCGGTGGCAGCCCCCGGTCATCCATCAGGTAGCACCACACGCGAACACGACGGTTAGCCCATGATTGCGGCGCGGCGAACACATCAGCGCCAGCGCCGTCAGTGCCACCGTAGTGCTCTTGCGCAGTTGTGCCGTATTGTCCGCGCACCGCTGTTATCTGGCTGCCTGTCCAAACCGTTGCGCGCAGAGACTCACCGCCGATGTAGATATTCAACGGCAAATCAGCACGCGACGCCAGCGTGCAATCAATCAACGTCTCGGCGGTGTTCACTTGCTCTTTGATGCGGGCGATTGGCTTTGCTCGTGGCGTGATGAGTGACTGAACAATGCCGCCGTCGTCAAGCGCAACATCAAACCGAGCGGTGGCCGATGTGACTCGACGCTGCTTTGTGTCAAGCCGGTATTCGCCGACCTCGACCGAGTCTCTGGTTAGACATCGCAATGCTGAACGGTTCGCGCCAAACAGTGACGTAAACGCTGTTGCATCGAATGCATCCGACGTGAACACGTACGGGATACCGATTACCTCGACGGCAAAGCGGATGTTCGCGTCTGGTGCGCGTGCCTGTAAGTCTGCGACAAATCCTGCCCACGTCATTGTGCATCCTCGGATTTCAAATAGAACCCGGTCGACCACATTTGCACGCCGTCTCCGTCTCGCGATGGACGGTCAACATCGCGCGCGCGGTACGTGCCACCGACTCTGGTCGACGACGACAGCGCCGCAAGCGTGGTGCCGCTGGATAACGTAGCCTCGTGGTACTCAAGCGCCGAGCCGTCAATGACGCGCTTAAATGCGGGGTGATATGTTGACCGATTGGCATTGGTCCAAATGCGTGTCGCTTCCAACAGTGAGATTTGCAGCTCGATGTCATGCTGTGTCGCGCCGGTCGAATACAACGACGATGAGCCGCCTGCCAGCTCATTGATTATTTTGCGCGACACTGGCTGCCCGTCGTCGCTGCGTGCGCATTCAGACGACACCCAACAGCAGCCCACAAACGTCGTCGAGTTTTGCGTTGCCGCGGTCGATGCGTTGACGGTTTGCGACATGCCAATCAACGACATATCAAATGTGTGCAGTGATGAGGCCACATCAAAAAACCATGACGCCGACGAAACAATCGCCACCGTGCACCCGCCGACAGCGGATGAGCGGTCAACGTTGCGCGAAACTGTAACCGTCGTGCCGCTCAACAGCGAATGCAAATCGATTGCCGTCGCGAGCGCCGCTTGCAGTGTGCCGCTCTCGCCCGCCGAGTATGTGCCGACAGCGACGGCGCACGTCTCCACGGTGCCGCCACGATTGATGCGCAGCGAGTTGTTGGCCGATGTGATTTTGATTGACGGGCAAAGAACGGGATAACTAGACATCAACCACCCCACGTTCTCGGCGACGCCGTTGGTCTGCCGTTACGCCGCAACGCAAACTGTTCCTGCGCCGTCAAATCGCGCGCAACCTTTTCGCGTGGCACGCCTAGCCCGTAGTTGTTGACGATGCTGACGCCGCCCGCGTTATCGCTTCCACCGCCACCACCCGATGAGCCGCGACGACCAGCACCGGTGTTAATGCCGCGCTCATTGGTCGCACGCGACGACGATGCGCCGGATGGCTTCGGTGTGGCTTTTGCACCAAGCGCACCCATGCTTGCACCGAGCGCAACAGCGCCGACGCCGAACCCGATTTCAGCCGCACCAATTGGAGCCGCTGGTCCAAACAGCTTTGCGCCGCCGCTGATGATGGACGTCTGACCGATGCCGACGATTGCCGTGCCTGCTTGCTGCAATGCGGCCGCGCCAATCTCAGCCGCTGATTTCTTGGATGCGCCAGCGGCAACCATCGCGAACTCTTGCACGGCACTCACGCCGACGCCGACGAATGCGCCGTACGCCTGTGAGCCAATCGACGAGAATGTTTGCTGCCACAGCGCGGCCATTGCTTGCGCGGCTGTATATTCCTCGGACAGTGCGCGATTGCGAATTGCCTGTTCACGGTCGGCGCGGTCGCGCGCCAGGCTCATAATGTAGTTTTCTTTTTCGAGCGCGATTCGCTTTTCTTCGTCGGCGGCAAACACTTGGCCATCGATGCGCGCGGCGGTCCACTCAGCATCGAACGCCAGCGCCGCGTTCA